TCTGATTGGGTTGGCCCTATGGTGTACCCGAGTTTTTATTTGGAGTTTTTATGGTTGACCTCACCAAAGCCATTGGAGCCGTTGCCGCAAGCGTTGCCGCGCTAGGTGGCAGTTACACGCTGGCCGACAAGTTTGGTGTGTTTGACCGGGCGATCATTGAATGGTCTCCTGAGAATTTTAAGATCGTGGCAGAGGCTGGACAGCCCATCAACGTGACGGTTGCGCGGATCAAAAAGCGTGATGACTGCTCTGTGGAGAGCTTTACCCCAAGCATCCGGGATGCAGCGGGTATGGTGCATGAGGCCACAACTACCGCAAGCAAGTTCAGCGGACCAGCAGGCCCAGAGATCGACACCTTTACCTACCAACTCACTATGGTGAGAAAAGAGAAAATCGCCAGTGGCAAAGCAACTCTGCTGGCGACCATTAAATACAAGTGTCCCGAGGGAGAGCGCGTGGTGCAGTACCCCCGCCACACCAACCTCAGTTTTGAATTGAAAGGGTAAAGCGATGGCACAGTTTGAACCTGCTTTTGAGCTCATGATGATCGACGAGGGCGGTTACGTCCTCCACGATGTTCCCGGAGATACCGGGGGTATGACCTACGCTGGCATTGCCCGGAACAAAAACCCGCAGTGGCCCGGATGGGCGCTGGTGGACAAGAAAGAGCTTGGCGGTGCTTTAACGCCCATGGTGCGCGAGTTCTATCGTGCGGAGTTTTGGGACAAGATGCGCGGCAACGAGATTTCAAACCAAGACGTAGCCAACACCATCTTTAACTTTGGTGTAAACGCAGGCATGGGTATGGCCGTGAAGTTGGCACAGCTTGTCGTTGGGGCTACCCCTGACGGCGGTATCGGTGCCAAGACAGTGGAGCGTTTAAACCAGATACCCGATGGCCAGCGGTTTAAGGAGCAATATGCCTTGGCCAAGATTGCCCGGTACGTGGAGATTTGCAACAAAAACCCGGTACAGGTCAAATTCCTCAAAGGCTGGTTGAACCGCACACTGAAGGGGCTGAAATGAACTTACTTGGCGTTGGATCAATCATTGAAGCGGTTGGCAAAGTTGCCGACGACCTGATCACCACCGACAAAGAGCGGTTGGAGATGGAGGTTGAGCAGCGCAAGCTTGACCTTGAAGAAAAGCGCATCGACCAAGCCACCGACCTCGCCCAGATCGAGGTCAACAAGGTGGAGGCTGCAAGCTCCAGCATCTTTGTGTCCGGCTGGCGTCCTGCCATTGGATGGATTGGCGTTGCGGCTATGGGCTATCAGTTTCTGGCCTATCCGCTGTTCCAGTGGGGCTGGAAGTGGGCGCAGGCTTCGAGTTGGATTCCTGCTGAGTTAGAACCCCCTCCGGTACTGGACGCAGACCAGCTCTGGGTGATACTATCAGGCATATTGGGCATCGCTGGGATGAGGTCTTTTGAGAAAACCAAAGGCGTTGCCAGCAAGTAAAGGTTGCCCATGCCGTTAAAGAAATTGCTGTTTCGTCCGGGGGTGAGCCGTGAGAACACGCGCTACCTGTCGGAAAATATTGGCCCCACCGGGGTTAATGGCGCGTACTCGGCTGGCTGGTACGAGTGCGACAAAATTCGTTTCCGCTCCGGTACGCCCGAGAAGATCGGGGGCTGGAATCGAATTTCTTCTAATTTCTTTCTGGGGGTGTGCCGATCCATGTGGAACTGGGTGACCCTTGGCGGGGCAAATTTGCTGGGCGTTGGAACCAACCTCAAGTTCTACATTGAGAACGGGGGCGCTTACTACGACATTACGCCAATCCGCGCATCTAGCACCATAAACAACAACCCGTTTGTGGCAACGCTAAGCTCCAGCGTCATCACCGTTACCGACACTGCGCACGGTTGTTTTACTGGGGACTTTGTGACCTTTAGCGGGGCCGTGGGCCTTGGCGGAAACATCACGGCAACAGTTTTAAACGCAGAGTACCAAGTCACCGTGGTGGATGCAAACAGCTACACCATCACCGTTTCTGCCGTGGCTAACGCTACGGACGTATCAGGCTCTCCCGGCGGCGGGGCTTCGGTTGTCGCGGCGTACCAGCTCAATACGGGCCTTGAGTACGCAGTCCCCCTCGTTGGTTGGGGCGCTGGCGGTTGGGGGCTAGGCCCATGGGGCACAGGTTCGACTTCGTTAGAAACTATTCGGTTGTGGAGTCAGTTTAACTTTGGCGAAGACTTAATCTTTGGACCGAGAGGCGGTGCCATTTATTACTGGGATTCTTCGGTTGGTACAGGAACTCGGGCCGTCAACTTGACCACCTTGGTGGGCGCTTCGGATGTTCCTACGGTGCAGAACTTTCTGCTAGTTTCGGATGTGAGCCGTTTCGTGCTGTGTTTTGGCTGCAATGATATTGGAGCTGCCGCGCAAAACCCAATGTTAATCCGCTGGTCTGACCAAGAAGACGCAGTAAACTGGACACCAGCGGCAACAAACCAAGCTGGCAGCTTGCAGCTATCCCGTGGCTCAGAGATCATCACGGCCATCCAATCGCGCCAAGAAATCATTGTGTTCACCGACAACGCTGTGTATGCGCTTCAGTACCTTGGTCCACCGGCTGTATGGGGTGCAACACTGTTGGGTGACAACACCTCTATCGTCAGCCAGAACGCAGTCACCATTGCATCTGGGGTCACATACTGGATGGGCGTGGACAAGTTTTACAAATACGACGGTCGAGTCCAAACTTTGCGCTGCGATTTGCGCCAGTACATCTTCTCTGACCTTGATAAAAATCAGTATTCGCAAGTGTTTGCGGGAACCAACGAGGGCTTCAACGAGGTCTGGTGGTTCTACTGCTCGGCAGATTCAACCGAGGTGGACAAATACGCCATCTACAACTACCTTGAAGACATCTGGTACTACGGCGATATGAGCCGCACGGCGTGGCTAGACTCGGGGCTGCGCGACTACCCACTGGCTGCTACGTACCTGAGTAACATTGTGAATCATGAATCAGGTGTGGACGATAACTCCACAGCCACATCAACGGCAATTACAGCAACAATTACTTCCGCTGAATTTGATTTGGATGACGGACACAAGTTTATGTTCCTGTGGCGCGTCCTGCCGGACATTACGTTCCGTGGATCAGAGGCCGCATCTCCTACGGCCCGGATGTACATGCAGCCACTGAAAAACTCTGGCTCGGGGTACACCACGCCCCCATCGGTAGGCGGGGAGAATAACCAACCGATCACGCGTACAGCGGTGCTACCGATTGAGGCATTCACCGGACAGATTTACACGCGGGTCCGTGCGCGTCAGATGTCTGTAAAAGTAGAGAGTACCGACCTTGGCGTAACTTGGCAGCTTGGAGCTCCACGATTGGACCTCAGAGCTGATGGATCGAGGTAAATATGGGCATGTTCAGTCGCGTTACGCCGCCTCGGCCAACTGGTGCTCCGCAGGAGTACACCCCTGTATTTATGGATCAGATGCAGAACATTCTCAACCTGTTTTTTAAGCAGATTGATGCCGTTCAGCCAATTAATATTGCTGGTTTAAACATCGACATAAATACGCTACCAACACAAGCCAACCTAGCCAATCTGCGCGTGGGTGACGTATATCGGGACACCACTGCGTCCAATGTCTTGAAAGTGAAGGTCTAATATGGCAAACCCATGGGACGAGGCATATTCCCAATATGCCAATCAAGCGCGGTCGGGGGACATCACTGCTGATTTCATCCGCAAGACGTATGGCAATCTTGAGGGTGGTAAGTCTGAAAAGGGCAACTCGTTTGCTGACCGGGTGATTGCCATCCACCAAGAGCTGGAAGATCAGAAAAAGAAATACAAGGTGCCAACCTCTGCTGGCAAAATTGGTGAAGCTGACACGGTTTGGGATACCGCCTTCCGGCTGGCAGAGACCGGCACGGATTCTCTCTACGACCTTGGGCAACGAAAAAAGGAAGTTGTTGGGTACGAGGGCGAGGGCGGCGGTACGTACACGGCGTTTGAAGATGAGCTGTATCACAAACCCACAGGTGCGGCTGTCACCATGCCTAACCATGGTTTTAAAAACGATTACTTCTTAAAGTTCGCTCCAGACGGAACACCAATCCCCTACTCCACCAATCAGAA